ATGGCCACTGCGAAGGACGCAATTATGCAGAGCGAAAATCCGCTAATCCACAGCTATCCAATTGACGGAAAACAACCATCACAAGGCAAAGTGGTCCAACTCGGCATAATCATGCGCTCCGCATAAAGCCCGTTATGCGGTGCGCCGCATAACAGGGTATCCTTGTCAGCCTTTTTCGGTGGCAGGTAAACGCCTCGGTACCGAGGATCCGCGCCATCTCTGGCCGCATGTCGCGCGCATCATCGGCGAATGCGAGCCGCCCTTCGTCTTCCTCGAGAATGTCGCCCATCATCTCCGCCTCGGATTCCCCGAGGTCGCCAGCGGATTGGTCGGCATGGGCTACAAGCTTGCGGCAGGCCTCTTTACGGCGGCGGAAGTCGGTGCGCCCCACAAGCGCGAGCGGCTCTTCATCCTTGCCATCCGCGAGGGGGACGCGCTGGCCGACCCCGCGCGCCTGCTCTGGGACCCGGTCGAGCGGCGGGAACCGGACGGAACTGCTGCGGCTGTGGCCGACGCCCCGCGCCAGTGCAAACGAAAACCGGCAGACGAAACCGACCCCGTCGCAGGAAGCGGGCCAGCACGGCATGAACCTCACGACGACGGCTGCGCTTTGGCCCACGCCGCAGACCGACAGTTTCCGCAGCCGGGGTGGCGAGCGGAGAGCGGAGAAAGGCCTGGACGGCATGGCGCGAGACTGGCCGACGCCAATGGCGAACGACGGCTGCAAGCCGAGCGCGGGCAACCGCCGCACAGCGGACCTGACCCATGTCAGCCGTCTCTGGATGACGCCAACTGCGCGGGATCACAAGGACGGGGCGACGTCACTGGCGAACACGCCGGTGAACGGCCTGCTTGGCCGCCAGGTCCTCACGATGCCAATAGCTGGGAAAGATACCTCCGATGTGCGCCGAACCTTGAACCCGCTGTTCGTCGAGGCGCTGATGGGCTGGCCCACCGGGTGGACCGGCTTCGCCTTTGTGGCAACGGAGTGGTTCCCCTGGTTGCAGCGCATGCGCTGCGAACTCTCGCAGTTGAACTGCTGGCCGATGGATGAGGTGGCGGGATGAAGCAGTCGCGCACCATGTCGCTGGTCGAGGCAGCGACGAATATCGTGGTTGGCTACGTGCTGGCAGTTGCGACGCAAATCGTGGTGTTCCCGTGGTTCGGCATCGTGACCGGCCTTGCAGAGCACCTGACCATTGGGCTCGCCTTCGTGGGGGTTTCGCTGGTGCGCGGCTATCTGTTGCGGCGGCTGTTCGAGATCTGGCGTTGCGACTGACCGCGCTGGCGGTGTGCGGCGACGGGTGCTAGCTTTGGCCCATGTCAGAATGGCAACACATCGAGATCAACGATCACGGGACCATCGTCGTCCTGCGCCCGATCTCGGATGAGGGTCGGCAGTGGTTCGAGGACAACGTCGGCGATCCCGAGCCGGGTGGCATCTACACTTGCGAGCCCCGAATGGCGCAGGACATTCTGCGGGCGGCGGCCCGCGAGCTGTTGTCGATGCAATGAGAAACCGCCGCCCCGGGTGGGACGGCGGCATCGTGATCTTCCCTGGCTGAGCGATCAGGCAGCCGGCAGTTTGTAGGTCCTTCCGCGACCCTCAACCTTCTCGGAAGTGACATCAAGCCCGAGCTTCTTCTTCAGCGCCCCGGCCATCGCACCTCGAATCGTGTGCGAAGCCCAATTAGTGGCGGTCATGATCTCCTTGATGGTCGCGCCGCCGTCGGCGCGCAGCATGGCGATCAGCTTGGCCTGCTTGGTGCCTTCGCGCGGAGCACGCGCCTTGGGCGCGGGGTCGGCTTCGGAAGCAGGGTCAGGAGCGGGCTGTTCGACCGGCGCGTCCGTCGCGCCCGCAGGCGCGGTGTTGGCGGCGTCCTGCTCGATGCCGATGGCGGCGAGGCCCGCGTTGGTGGCGACCAGCGTAGTGCCGTGACCATCGCCGGTTTCGCGCCAGACAGGCTCGCCCCGGCGCAGGTTGGCATCGACCTCTTCGATGAGGCCTTTGGCGATCATCGCGCCGACCACCTTGGCGGCGGCACCGCCGCGCAGGCTTTCGGGCAGCGGCAGGGCAATGCGATCAGGCCGCTGGGCGGCGGCGCTCAGGATCAGGGATTGGGTGTCGGAAAGCTGGGTCATCGTCGTCTCCGTATCGGGGCGCGCGGGATGCGCGCACTTCTACGATGCCAAGCCCCGCAGGGCGGGGCTGGCGCGATGGCTGGGTGCATTACTCGGCGTGTTCGCCCTCGCAAAAGGCGCTGTCGGTGATCTGGCGCAGCAGGCCCGCATGATGATTGAGGGTGCCGAAATGGCCCCAATTGACCTCGTCAGGATGGGCGTCGAAATGGTCCGCGCTGAGGGTGGTCAGGCGTTCGAGCATCGCGTCGATCTCGACTTTGGCGGCGAGGAATGCGTCGAGGGCTTTGGAATTGTCGGTGGCGCGGCGGGTGGTCATGGCTTGGTCTCCGGGGGTGAGTTACATCGTTTTCCTGTGACAACCATCGCTCTGACGGGCTGATTTTCGTAGGCAAATCCAAGCAATATCAGTGCTTTATGATCGTGTATCGCTATGTCATCCCATCCGGTCGGGATCGATCAGCGCCGTCTGTTCGGCCTCATGGCGCTGCGCAGCATCTGGCGGGTCGCGGCGGGCGTTGACCATGGCCACGAATAGCGCGCGGGCAACGGCGGCCACTTCGTCGGCTCCGGCGCTGGAAAGCGTGACGTCATGGATCGCGATGGCCTCGCCCAGATCGGTGAGGGCATAGAGCGTCGCGAATTCGGCGTCGCCCGGGTCGCAGGTGATGGTGTCGCGATCCTCGGGCGTGACAGCAACGCTGCGACAGAACCGCAGATCGAAGCCGATGGCGCAGTTGCAGCGGATCAGGTCGGCGAGGACCTCGCCTTCGGGCAGGCAGTTCAGGGTAAAAGTCATAGCTGGGGCCTTTCGGGCATGGGGGTATCTGGGGTGATGTCGGCCCAAGCGCCGCCCTGCCAGATGTAGAGGTGGCAGAACTGACAGGTCGGGCGTGGCAGTATCTGCGGCGCGCGTGGTGGCACGAAACAGTCCAGTTCATCGACATGCACTTGCCTGATCTCGCGGGCGGCAAGGATGTCTTTGGGCGTCCAGCGCGCGAGCGCGGGCAGCATGTGCGAGGGATACCCATCATAGTGGACGTAAATATGCGCCCATTCCTCAGGCCCGGTCTGGACGGCGATCTGCGCGCGCGTGCTCATGCGGCCTGCCTCAGATCAGCTGAAGGTCGGCCAACACGACGCTGGCGGCGGCAAGCTGCGCGGTCGGCAGGTCGATCTTGAGGTGCGAGAACAGGTCCGAGCAGTCGGCCTTGATCCCTGCCTCCTTCAGCGCCTCCTCGATGCTGGCGGCGACGCTGTTCAGACGGTTGCGGTCCAGATGGTTAGGCAGCGTGGCGATGTCGATGCGGATGGTGGTGGTGGCCATGGTTCGATCCTTTCAGCGGGAAGTGGCGGCGGCGAGCATGGCCTTGGCACCGGCGATGCGCCCGGCCTCAAAGGCATCTTCAAGGGCGGTGCGCATCGCCCAGACCGCCACATCGTGGAAATCCAGTTGGTCGCTGTTCCGGGTTTCCAGCGTCTCGACGAAGAAGTGCCTGGTGGCGATCTCTAGGATCAGCGCCTTTGGGGCGGCGGGGGCGGGTTTGGTCTCAATGGTCATGATCTGGTCTCCGATCAGGGGTGATTTCCTGTTTCGAGAATCGCTCCTTCGCAGAGTGTAATCAACTCATTTCCAAGCAATATCATTGCTTTATGAAGGATGCGGGGCGCGATATGCAGGGGATGAGCGAGCGCCAGTATGCCGCCCATGTCGGCCTGTCGCGCGGTGCCATCCAGAAGGCCAAGGATACCGGGCGGCTGGTTCAACATGCCGATGGATCGATTGACGCGGATGCTTCCGATGCGCGGCGCACCGCGATGACCGATCCTGCCAAGCAACGTGGCGAGGCAAGAAATGTACCGACCCCCAAGCTGAAGCCGGTGCCGGACACCGCATTGTCGGCCGTGGGCGATACCCTGCGTGACAACGGTCTGGCCGCGCCCATTACTGGTGGCGGCACGACCTTCCTGCAGGCCAAGACAGCAAACGAGGTTCTGAAGGCGCAGGAGCGCAAGCTGAAGCTCGCCACGTTGAAGGGCGAGTTGATCGACCGGGACCGCGCGGTTGGGCTGGTGTTCCGGCTGGCGCGGGAGGAACGCGATGCTTGGGTGACGTGGCCCGCGCGGGCGGCGGCGCTGATGGCGTCGGAATTGGGGGTGATGATCGCGGATCATGGAAGTCTGGAGCCCGTCATGATGCAGAAGGTTCTGGAAGCCCATGTCCGTGCCCAACTC